GTTATATGTAGTCTAATTAATGTTTCCATAAAATTATAGACACATATTCTAGCTGAGGTTGCTCTCATTTACTTGCCAATGTTTGCATAACTTTATTGATCTTTAATTGATAAATAGCATTGAATTCTGGAGTATTAGAATGATATCTTGCATACCACTTAGGATCTCTAGGGCTTCTAGACTTAATGATGTTTAAGATTTTACACATTTTACCAATAGCATATTCATCTGATGATACAAGTTTAGCCTTATCAATCTTGCTTAAACCAAGTCTAACAAACTCTTTATTCCAAATTTTTAAGTTAATTTGTACAATAGAATAATCACCAGTTGGAGAAACTGCGTTAGATTTAAAGTTACTCTCAATCTTTATAATTGAGAGTAAAACTTTCTTTGGTATGTTGTATCTTATTGACATAGTATCTATTGCTGCAGCCACTTTCATTTGTCTCTCTTCTGAAAGATGTGGGGCGAGCTTCGACACTTTCTTTTTAACTTCTATGATTCTTTCGTTAACTACTTTCTTCTCGGCATCAAAACTATAATCTGTCTGAGTAACAATTGGAAGAACTAATAAAGCTGCGACTAGCGCTATCTTTAGCTTGTTCACCATGTAAACCTCCCGGTTCTATTTCGCTCCTAGACCAAGACCCATTTTATTAGTCTTGTTCTTTTCAAAGCGTTTACTAACTAAGGTCTTATGGTTGACCATTTTGTCAACTACATCTGCATAAGTTTGACCTTTCAAAATACTTCTTTTAACAACTTCAGCTAAGTGAGCAGGTGAAAAGTCTTTCGCCAACTTCAAAGCTTCTTTTTCTTCTACTGTACATGGTCTTTTAGAAATAAACTCAACTAGCTCAATTCTTTGTGCCTCTGTTGGTGGGTCTAATTCTATGTATTCATCGAATCGGCCAGGGCGATCAGCTAGAGCATCTAAGAGTGATCCTGGGTGATTTGTAGTAGCGATGATGAATGTTGGGATGGAAAAGGTATTATCAACACCATCTAGCAGGTTTAATAAGCTAGAATCGATACCTCTTTCTCTACCATTGTAATCTTCCTGTTCTCCGCCACCGATATCTTCGATAACTAGAACAAGGCGAGTACAGCCTTCTTTCTTGTAGTCAATACTTGCAAGGAATCTGTTCGCATCTGAGCTTCTTATCTCAGAAGTTGGCCAGTTGATTGCAATAGTATTCTTATCTTCTTTAATTAAGTTCTCAATAGTTCTTGTAATAGCCGAAGTCTTCCCATATCCTGGAGGAGAATAGAGTAGGATTGCTCTCTTTTCTTCAACTTCAAGCTCTCTGTATTTCTCTAAGTGCTTAAAAAAGTTATCGGCTTCATTTAAGATCTTACTTGTATTGTCGTAAGATGTAAGGAGATTCTTATTCCTAAGCTCTAGATCACCAAGAATAATCTTAGAACCTTTTGTAGTGATATTGTAAACACCAGGTTTAGCAATCACTTTGTCTTCATTTTTCTTTTCAGGTTCAACATATTTAAACTGAACGATCTTTGTGTCGTTCTTAACTAAGAGATCAGACTCTTGAATTTCAGAGTCAACAGCAAGGTCTTCAATGTTAGTAACTTTAGTAACTACGAATTTACCTTCTTTAACTTCTTTACTCATTATCACCCTCGTCGTATGCGTGTCCAAATATTTCTTGAAAACTTTTCATTATTTGTCTGCTACTTTTACTTCTTCGTCTACCCTTGTTCACTAGGTCTTCTTCCATGGAAACAAGAGATACTTCTTCGTTAGCTTCATATTGCCTCTTACAAGTTCCGAAGTTAATACTAAGGTCATCATGTAGGTGGTGATCTGCCATAACATCTACAGAAGTCACTCTACTTATGCTTTTATTAACACCATCTTTCCAACCTAGATCCTCAGATTCATCTATATCAACTACATCTGAATTGTAGACATGAAAATCAGGGTCTTGTCTAAGTTTAGTTCTTGGCATCTTTTTCCCCAACCCTTCTTAGATATTCAGGTACATACCATGTTCCGGCGTTTTCGTTATTTACTTTTCCACTTTTAGTAGTGGCTTCATCAAATTCTTTATTTACTTTTTCATGATACTTACTAGTTCCAAAGTATTGTCTCTTATCGTACTTGAAAACACTAGCACCATGTAATCTACTTGCTTTCTCTGATGCGTGTTCACCATATTGAACTTCTTCATCTAGGTCATAATTATCCATCACAACATTATCGATACTCATAGAGCTTTCTCTATTCTTAAATCTTATCGTAGTTGATGTTGAAAAATTTGATTTACTCATAATCTTTTTATATTTCGATTCGGTTTAAAATAAAAAGCCCACAGTTTATGTGGGCTCGGCTAAATAAGTTGGGGAAAACTTATTTATTTAGAGTTTTGATTCGTAAAGCTGCTTGCTAGACTTTTTAGGCTTTCTGGCAAAACATCCATATTAATTGATTCAAACTCTTTAACTTTCTTCTTTTCTTTTACAACTACAGTTCTTTCAGAAGCAAGCTCATTCTTTCTTGCTTCAATGGCAAAAATGATTTGAGAATACTCATCTGAGCCTTCAGTATAGGTTTTCAATAGCTTATTAAGCTCAGAAACCTGAGGATCACGTGATCCACGTCCAGTACTTTGAGGAGCGTAGTCTGATCCTCCGTTTAGTTCTTTTGATTTACGAAGATAATTAGATACCATACCTGATACATATCTTGATAATTCTTTTTCATCAGTAATTTCTTTACCGAAGTCAATAGTTCCATTAAGAATACCATTGAAGATATTTGTCTTGATAGTTTCAAGTTGATCATCTGTAAGTAGGTTTCTAGCTGCAATAGATGCATTAAAAGATGAACCTAATGCCAACTTTACTTGTGAAATAACAGATTCTTTTTGAGAAATACTCATGTGTTTACTCCTTTAAACGTTTTTAATAATGATTGAATTGAACAATCTTATATTAATATTATACCGATTGAAAATTTGAGTATGTTTATTAATGCCCGTAAGTGAATTCCTTTTTCTCACGCTCAGTAACACAAGTGATTTTAATTTGCTCTAATGGCAATATAGACCACTCATAATCTAATAGAATTAGAGTTTCCATGTCTACTCCCTTCTTAAAGGAAAAGTATAGGAATTCTGATTTCTCTTGATCTCTAGTTGGACCTTCAGCTTCAGTTCGTGTAATGATCTTTTGCTCAATCAACCACATACAAATATCTGAATAAACATCGTTTATTTTAAGAAGTCTAGCAATGCAATCAATTCTTCTATTGTTCATAATACCTTTCTACTTGTAGTTTTCTTGGAAGCTTAAATACATAAGTCATTTTACAAATGTTAAATCTCCATAGAGTGTCCATGAAGCAAGCTACAGCCTCGCGCTGATTTACATTATTATATTGTCGTATGTAAGTTAGATTGTTCATTCTAAATCTCTATAGGTTACATATACGTAATCACCATGCTCATTCTGACCTCTGCCTGTTCTGCAGTCAACTATCTTAAATCTAAAAATAGTATTCATCATTTCTATGAAAGCGTCGGCTTGTCTCCAACCTCTTACTCTCATCTGAAAGCTATTAATGCGGATCATGAAATTCCTTTTCCCACTTAGCTGCAGCTTCTGGACCATCTATTAAAAGAACATGAAGCCTACATGCCCACCAATATCTAACAACTCTATTTACTAAACCAAACCTACAAAGAGTATATGCAAAATCATCACATATCTCAAAGCCTTTTTCTGTTCTTAGATAAGGATCAACTCTCATGTTTGTGATACTCCCTCATTTTGCAAGCAAGTGAAACATAAAAAGTACCATAATCTTGTTTAATAAGACTAAATCTTATTAAAGTTCTATATAGATCAGCACAAACTTGATCTGAAAGTTGAACTCCATGATAGCATTGTTTCATTACACTAAGCTTCATTTGTCATCTCTAAACCGCATAAAGATAGGAAATCTCATGATTCCATCTGGTGTTAACTCTTGATACTTAGTTTCAATCTTTCTGCCTAAGAACTCAGCTTGATTATTCCACATGTAATCTCTATCTGCATCACTAAATCCAGAACCACAATCACATGCATTACCATTCTCTTGCTTCAAAACGAGGCCGCCCATCCTTCCCTCATGCTTCGTTCCAGCCTTACCCTCATAAAATCCAACAATCTCACAATCTTGTGAAACCATAGTTTTGAATTTCATAAGCGAATTCGCATTCCTACCTTTATAGTAAGGAATATCTGGAAGAACCATTACACCCTCGAATCCCAACCCAATGTAAGCAACTTCAAGGTCTTTTATCTCTTGTAAAGTTGTTACAAACTTCTGATCAACAGGAACAATTACGTCTTTCTCGAAAAATATCTTAAGACCTGCCATCAGATTCATTCTTTCGCTTTTCTTCATTATAAACTTACCAGACTTCCACTCACTTAGAGTTAGACAGTCAAATACGTTATATCTAACATCTCCAACTGTAGTGCCTCGCTTACTAGCGAATGCACTCTTCTGCATAGATTGAAAGTCATCTGACATGATTTCACCATCTAGCACGCAACTCTTACCTACAAACGTATTTGCAAGTGACGCTGCTATGCTTGGGAAATTGGTAAATATAGAACCGTTTCTAGAATAGAGAGTAACTTCTCCCTGATCAATTACAGCTAAACATCTATATCCATCAAACTTAGGTGAAGTATAAACGCCTGCTTTAATGATACTATCTAGTTTCTTACACTTCTTTCCATCAGTTGCAAGCATAACATCGAACGTAGGAATATTAAAGAACTTGGCTGCAGTTTCATCTGAAACTCCAATCTTCAAATCTTTCCTTAAGACCTTTGCATACCAATCCTGTTGATTATCAGAACATCTATTAAAGAAGTCTTCAACAAGAGCTTTAGCTGCGTGGCCTGTAATTTCTCTATTTTCTAATCTTTGGAGTAGAGACATGAACTCATCATGTAAGTCAACTTCTGTTGAGGCTTGTGATGATATGTCAAACTTATGAATATGGAATTTTCTAAAGAAGTTAAGTGAAGCATCTAATAGCTCACCTAATCTTTTATTTCCACTTGACTCCTCTAAAATGCTTCTTTTCTCGTTTTTCCCAGAGGCTCTTGAAACTCTCTGGAGTACGTCTAGTTCTATCATTCCAATACTTCTCCAATTCTATACTAAAATCTACATAATTGTCTTCGTTTAATATACCCATGAATAAAAGAGTAACCACAAAATGATCAACAACATCGCCCACGTTTCTGTGCATTCTTAATATTTGAGGTAATGACTGAACATTATTTAACACTAAACAGTCCAAGTGTTGGTGCCATCATAGATAGTTCACCTTGAATTCTAGAGTTAATTCCAACTACTTCACCATCGCTATTGATAACTGGTCCACCGGACATACCAGGAACAATCATAGATTCTCCTGTGTAATAAACTCCATATTGACCTATTGCTCTAAAGTCAATACATGTCGCTGGAGACATTCCATTTGCAAAGCCACAGCTTCTTAACATATCGCCAGATTTAACTGTAAAATCAGTTCTAACTATCAACTTATTAAACTTCCTAAAATCACCATAAATAAATCCAAAATCTCTACTCGAGTCAGCATCTGCTGCCATAGCTACAACTGCAGTATCATTACCATATACATCAAAAACTCTATACATAGTAGGTCTTTCTGTTTTTTGAAGTAATTCTAAGTATTTATTTTTAGCTATAACTAATTTAGTTAATTCACCAATTTCTTCATCGCACGTATCTTTATAACATTGAATTTTTAAATTCTCAATATCTGCCTTAATATCTTCAATTTCTTTTGGAAGTTTTTCAATTGCTTTTGCCATATCTTCTTTAAGAAACTTAGCTGAGAACTGCATACAATGTGCTGCTGTTACTGCAATTTGATCTGATATTACAAATGCTGAACAAGAACTTGTGGGTGTTCTTTTAATATTGATTATAGCATTATATTGACCATTGGTAGCTGGCTTGATATCATAATTATTAGTTGAAGAGCAGCTTGCCATCATCATCAGGAGAAGTAGGGATAAAAGAACTCGTTTCATATTTGAACTCCATTTCAGCTTCACGCAAGACAATGTTTTTAGCTCTAATGAGCACTTCCTGCTGCGTTTCATTATTATCTGGACTAGAATACATTATCTCTAAGCAAGACAATATATCTCTAGTTTTAAGATCTTTCTTCTTAAGACTGTTAATAACATCATAAGCCCTTGAATTCTCATATCTTACTTGCTTATCAATATATTTCTGTAATCCTAACATATAATCCTTATACTAATTTATAACCACAACGTGGTATAATAGAGCTATTATGGCAAACGAAAAGAAGACAGAAAGAGATCACCTAAACGACATGCTCATCGAGTATGCTCCACTTATTAACATGCATGTAAATAAGCTTAGAGACAACTTACCCCCACATATTGATCACGAAGATCTTTATGCGGCTGGAATGCATGGTCTAATTGATGCTCTTCATAAATATGACCCTAAAAAGGGTGCTGCTTTTAATACGTATGCTTCTAAGCGTATCAACGGTAAAATGCTAGATCATATCACTGCACCAACCGCTAGTTCTGTAGATAACTTTCATTACAAACAAGCTAAAGAGTTTATGTCTAAACAACCTAAACCTGAAATGGCTCCAGTTACAACTACAACATTTCCAAAGAAAGAAGAGTAATTATTCTTCTTTGTCAATATGTTTTTTAACACTTTCAATCATTGATCTATTAGCTAAATCAATTAGTTGTTCATCTGATTTTTCAGATAAGATTTCATTTACATCTTTATCAAACTGAAGTTCATATAGAACGTCTGCTGCTGCTTGAGTAGGGTGTTCCCATAGACTATCTTGAAAACTTTCATGGCCACAAGTTGCTAACCAATTACAAAGTTCTCTTTTGAAGTCAATCATCTTTTCGTATGATGTTGTATCATTTTCAAACAACTCCATAGCTTTTTGAAGAGATTCTGTAACTGCCACACCGAAGTGTAAGCTGTAATTTCTTACATTATCACAATCCTCTGTAGATACAGGAATACTTCTATCGACTTCACCGCTTACATTTTGAGTCATTTGTCCTCCAATTATTTCTTCTTTGATTTCTTCTTCGATTCGGTTTTCTTTTTAACTGGCTTCTTTGTAGCTTTAACTAAGTCATTTAATAGACCTTTAGCAATCGCCATTGATCCAGTTTTATCTTCAATCACAATAGGCTTCTTTGAAGGAAGAACTTCTACTGAATAAGATACGGATGGTCTAACCAATGGGAGACCAATAAAATCAATCAAGCCAATATTCTTAGCTTGTTGAGCGGTAAGATATAAATCTCTACCTTCGTTTTCTTTAATAATTGCTTTTAATTGTTCATACGACATACCACATCTTGCTGCGATAAGGTCCATGATCTGACGATTAATACGCTCATGTTCTTTAGCGTCTGTCTTAATATCATCTGCATGTCCTACAGCTCCACCAGAAGCCTCATGAATCATAATACGAGCATCTGAGTCACAGAATCTAATATCACCTAAGGAAAGAAGTGCTGCACCTGCAGACATAGCTTTACCTTGACATACAGTGATAAATGTATTAGGAACGCTTTTCATAATTGAAAGCATTGTGTTAAAGCTATCTACATATCCACCGTATGAATCAATAGTAACTACTATTGGCATACTAGGATCAACAGATGCGAGTCTATTTACTTTCTTTCTAAAATCTTTGACAGATTCTTCTGTAAACTTATTAACGACTATCTCATGGTCTTCGAGTTCTTCTCTCATTAATACTCCTTTAAAAGAAAATCCACGCTTTCATATCAGAACGAGCCTACTCGCGTGGATATATCTGAATCATCGTGTTTAATTATCGAATCTGTTACTTTTTTACGTATTTATTAATTCTTTTTCTTGCATCTCGTGCCATCCAGTAATTTGTGCATGGAACCCAAACACATGGTGATATATTTTCCATTTTAAGCGGTTCAGTCCATATTTTAAGTAACTTTAATGTAACTAAAAATCTACCTAATATTTGAGCAGATTCATTGTGTCTATTGGGGTCACTACGGTTTTGTGTATCTATTTTAGTTAATAATGAAGATTGTACCCACTCTTTCATAACCAATTTCCTATATCAATAGGTCTATTATAGAGTCTGCTATTATAAGCATTGTATGTATATTCCCATAATCTAGGTCCAAGTTCATCAACTTCTAAAGTTTTAAAACCTATTTCAAATAAACGTAAAGTAACTATAAAATTAGCTAAAGCTAAAGTCTTATGACTAGACGTATCTTCATGCCATTTTGGGAGATTCATTATCAAGGAGGATTCCGTCCACTTTCTCATTTAACTCTTCCTCTGTGTAGATACTGTCTACTATTGCCATTGCTGTAGCAACAGCTACTCTTTTAATGTACTCTTGTAATTCTGGCGGCCAACCTTGTGCATGGGGTGGACAAGCAATTTCTCCATTATAGCCCTGCATATCATATTGATGGCCATTAGTTGGAACGTAAAATGAACCATCATTAAGCATTAAGTTATTTAACCCATATTGAAGTCTGTTCATTACACTCTGCATTGCAGCATTTCTATCTCCTTTTAGCACGATAATCCTTTGCATTTAATAATGCTTCGTAAAGTTTGCTTCCACCTTCAAGAAATCTTAAATTAATACTTTCAATTACACCTAATATAATTTCATCAGCAAATTCTTCTCCCTCAAATTGAGCAGAGTTGAACACTCTATCTAAAAAACCAGGTTTCTTTTTATTTATTTCAAGTACACGTGGAGCCCATTCTCTAAATACATTATAAGAAGCTATATTATTAGGTTCGACTTCTTTAATAAAACGGTCAATTTTCTGTACAAATCCTTTTTTAAAGCCATCATCTTTAGTTTTACTTACAACATACTTACGTTGAGCTTTAAGCATCAACTCCGCAAG